TGCCCGTGTCCGTTCCAAATGGATTAATACCGTATAGTAATCTCGGCGGTTGGCTACCATCTATTCCTCTCCATTGATTAAATTTAAAATAGGTTCCAATAGCTTTTGTTTTTTCACGATACTCTAGGATTCTATCAACAAATAAAGCCAAGATAGGATGTTGAGTTGATATTTTCGCCAAGGCTTTTTCATCTGTTCCTCGCTTAGATGTCCAAGTCCCATCCTTTTTCTTTCTTGGTTTAGCAACAGGTTTAGCTCCGATAATATCAAAGAGTAATATTCCAACTTGTTTAGGGGAGCCTGGATTAAAGTTGGCATTTGCGGCCATTGTACAGAGACTTTTCTTAGCAGCTTCAGCAATGTTTGTTGCTTTGACAGTATTATCCTGTAAGGTACTTTCCTCCAGAGCACAACCCTCGAACGCACAGTATATATACGGATAGACCATTTTAAATAGTTCTTTGTAATTTCTAATTGCATAGGGCTTTGCGTGGCGTATCTGATTAATAAAGCTGCGTAATGTGTTCCAGCTATCTCTGGCACAATATGCCCAGTACGTTTGAATATCACCCGTCTTGCGTGACTCGTCTGCATCATCTTTCCAGAAGTAGTAATCATATAGGTTATATGAACATACGAAGTCTAATGTTTTGGGGAGTTCGCTGAATTCTGCATGTGCAAGCGCCATACCATCCAAGATATAGTTGTGCGGTTCTGCGTGATAGGTAATTTGATATTGTGCGTCGTATATCCCGTTAAAGTAAAGTTTAGCGGCAGGCAGTTTACTAATATCTCTTTGGGTTTGGATTGCATATGCGTAATCTTCCTCATTTAACCAGAAGTTATCGCCAAAGTTAACATATGGAATTATGAAAGTAGATGTGGTAAGATTAGGATTAAGCAGGCTATAGCCAATACAAGTAATTCGATTATTAGAATCCGTTTCAATATCTGTAGATATGATAATTGCGTTCCGGGCCTTTGCCAGAGCCGCATCAAGTAAATCCCGTGTCTTACATACGGTGAATTTAAGTTGGGTAACAGGACTTTTAATATGCTTAAATTTATCAATGTCTTTCTCGTATAACCAGAGGCCATATTTCATTTTCCTTATGTGGTCTATTGGAGCACCAACAATAATCGGTATACTAAAATCAAGACGTGAACCACGATACTTATCCAAAGACACCTTATAAGAACTATTAACAAGATTGTTAAGCGTGGATTCATTGGCTAATAATATTCCATCTGCGTGAGACTGCTTTCCAGCGGCAAGAAGTTCTGATATAGATAACGTCTTACCGGTGGAATAGCAGGTGTGTCCCTTGTTTTTTAATATGCCAGCGATAGTACTCTTATGATTAGATAAATGCTCATCATAATTTAAGAGTATACGCATTGTGTTTCTTATTTATTCGTGAGTACACGTTCTGCACAGCGTGCATATCCGGCAATATCAATGAGTGAATCTTTATGTGTATTGTTAGTAGCAAGACGTGCAACTTTCATTAGAACCATCATCATTGATACATCAAATTCATTAATAATTGTTGTTCCAAGTTCATGTGGTACATTACCCTCACGTCCATCTATTGCAAGAAAATATGCGTTCCACATGTTTTTAATGTTACGGAAATTTTCATTCGGGTGTTTATAGGTTTTATTACGTTCACCTTGTACAAGCTCTCCAGCTATGTCTAAAATTGTACGCTCTTTAGGCGCCTGTTTTTTATCATGTGCAAGCTGTTCAAGGTCTTCAAGTGTAACACCATAACCCTTAAGTCCAGCTACAAACTCATTAAGTTCTTTTCTATGTTGTGCAAAAGTTTTCTTACTCATGGATTCTCCATATAGTAAACTACGTTCAAAATCTTTTAACCACTTATAATAAAATGGTGGCCATGTTTGTGTTGGCATAAGAAAAATAGGTGAGGCTCTTATTAGGAACCCCACCTATACCTAGTAATTACTTCTTGAAATCTACTTTTTGTGTGCCTTCAATAACACGAACATTTACATTCGTGTAGTCTTTGCTATTTCCATCTGCATCTTTAACAGTTGTAGTCTTAACTTTCACATCTGCGGTAATGCCAATTGTTTCTTTATTGATAGTACCAATTACTTCTTTGATAGTAGCATTACCCAAGTCTCCCAGAATAGAAGCTGCACGAGTCTTGAAGTAAGGCAAACCTTCAGCAGTAGCAGTAAAGGTTTCGCTAAACAAAGAACCTTCAGCAGGAGTTAAGTCCTTCTTGTTCTTCAACTCCAGTGTTTCTTGGATGTCATAGGTAAAGCGGATACGTTTCGCCTTAACTTTCTCTCCAGTCTTTTCCTTATCAATTACTTCATCTTTCTCATATTCTTCAATCTTAGCTTGAACACCAAGCTTATAACGTCCAGCAGGAGGCTCAATAAACTCTGGAGCTGATTCCATCGTGGACATATCAATATTATCTAGATTATCTAAATCAATGAGTGTCTCGTTAGACATTTGATTTCCTGTGTGTGTTTAAATGGGTTAATTATAGCTGTGTGCCAAACAATTATGGCAATAAGTCTCCTAATATGCGTTTATAAAATGCCCTAGGGCCATATAAAGCTATAGCCTTTTCTCTAATTATTTGTGTATCAAAAGAACCTTGTTGTTTAATTGCCCTAATAACACCTGCTGTTGTTCCATCATAAGGTACATAATCTACATTAGGAACAAAGTATTCTTTTGTTGGTGCTCTTTCATCTTCAACAAGTACGCAACCAGCATACATACCCTCAAGAATTCTAGCTTTAACATGATGCGCCTTACCCGTTCCGGTGTAACTAATATTAAGCATCCCACTGCAACTATTAAGAAATGCACAATAGTCTTTAAATGAGTTTTCATTAGCATCTCTTTTGCGTAAGGTTAAGTATCCTGCGGTTACTAGTTCATGTGTTAAGTTAGACCTAACAGGACTTTTTATGTTTCCAGCAAATCCGAATGGAATAGTTTTCTTAGTATTAGGATTAAAGTCATCTGGATTTAGTGGACATAGAGTAGTTAGTTCACAAGGATTCTCTTTAACTCCATCTATGTTTATCTGTTTAACAAAAAGATTCTGTTGTTTATATAGATTTAGTCTATCCCACCATGGCTTATCTCCACCATCAAAACAAATATGATAGCATGGTATACCAGCATCTCTTATAACCCAGAATTGCTCTGGTGCTGGGTCTGTGGCAGCAGCACTACCTATAAAGAACACAATATCAAACCTGCGGTTCTTAGCCCAATCTGCTATATTAGGATTCTGCGTTCGCGGTTTCAGATGACTAAAGATAATTGTTTCCATACCCTTAAATTCAGGTATGCACATAGCACTATTAATAACAGCTACTACATTATTAGTTCCTGTGCTTATGAACCCGACGCGCATATAGCATCCCTTATTTTGTTAGCATCTGCTACACGAACAGCTTCATACATTTCAAAGATTGTTTTATCTTTAGTTGGAAAATTATTTTTTCTTTTTTCCATGTAGCTCGCATCTTCTACGGAAAGCCCATATTTAAAATGCTCATGCTTAAGTGTTATGTCCTTCATCCATACAAGACGACCAACCTTTTCCGCTATATCACCTATATGTGAATCTACATAGAAATGGTTATACATAGTTGGAGCAAAATAACCAAGAGCTTTAATCCACTCTTTAGATACTACAAAGTGTTCAATCATTTCTCTGTCTTGGCCGTTATTAAAATAACCAACCATTAGTCTATCTTGTTGTGCCCTAAAATAATCACGCACTCTCATATCCCATAGATGTGTTGTAAACACAACATCATCACTTGCTATGAGTATTAAGTCTGCACCATCTTCTAATGCATATTCAGCTATTGATTGCATTACAACAGGTACGGGTGCGCGCGGGTCAAATACACTAGGTAATAGCCTATATTCACCACAACATTTAAGATAGTTATTATAGTCATGGTCATCTTGGTCTATGCCAACATAAATTTTTACATCACCAAAATGTGTAGATAGAATACTTTGTACACATTTAACTAATCTAGGTACACGACTACGTGTTGGGATTAAGACAGCTATCTTCATTTGATAAATTCCTTTTCTCTAGCCAGCATCCAGTTTTTACGTTGACCTTTGTAGTGAACAATCGCAGCTCGTGATACATCTTCACCTTGTGTGCTAGGTGTCTTATTAAAGTAACGCCCTTCTAATTCCTTAACAGTAAATTCACCACGCATCATAGCTATTCTGCTGAACGCAAGTTCACTATCACGCCAATGATTACCATTAGGTATTTGTAATGCTACGAGTTTCCAGAACTCTTGGCTTCTTGAGAAACACACACCCATGTTATAGGGTATTGACGCTTCTAATGGCTGGTCTCTTTTACATACAGCAACATCAAAGGCATGGTCAAAGATACCTTCTATGTTTCCTTGTATTACCGTATCGGTATCTAGGAAAAGAGCTTCGCCTTTAAGTTCACTATTAGCTAGACAGCGGCGTTTATCATAGTGCCAATGTTTTTGTAGGTCTTTAATCTCAATTGCATCATCTGCGGCTTTTTGTAATACTACTTCTAATGGATGCCAATTAGGACAGAGTATTAATACCTTAACATCAGGTATAGCTTTCCTAGCACTAGCTATACTAATAAGCGTTAGCCTAGTAGTAAGCTGATTAGTTATATCTGTATAGTAGCATATCCACATGTTATTCCTGTTTACTTAAATTTGTAAGTGCATTATGAATACTTGTAAAAAGTGAATCTTTTACTGTTGCAATAATTTGCCGTCTATATTCTACTGTTAATTCTTTTTTTATGCTTGCGTGTGAGTGAAAGATGGCAACTTCAATTGTTGAAAATCTATGTTTACATTTATTATTTAAACATTCATGACGACGTAATCTCTGCTCATTTTTATTCAAACGAGAATTAATTACTTTACTTCTGCCTCCACGACACGTTGGACAACGCATATCAAGATTCTCCATCAAACAAAGGAACTAAACTCATAATTGGTTTCTTTTCTTTATCTAATTGACTCTCAAGTTCCCAATCTGTACGTGAGCCAGTAATAACATCTCCTTGATACGTAGTGCTACTACCGCCCTGATGTTGTCTAAGGCGTACTTTAAGATATGCTACGTGAGCAAAGTACTTACCAACCTTCATACTAAATGGCCGCGTTCCTACTAATGGATACCTGCGTTCTTCTTTCGGGCCTTTATAATCTACAGGCGCAATACGCTCACTACCAGCCTCAAGTTCTATCACAGCAGTATGCGTAATGCATATCCAATTAGTCTTACCACGTTGTACTTCTGTTAGAAATTCAACAAGCCTAAGTCCTTGTTCCCTATATGCATCCATTCCTGCTGTACCTTTTAACATCTTACCTTCATTATAGAAGTGCATGATGCTATCAGATAATTGGCTAAGACTATCTATTACAATAGCCGTTTCAGGATTATGTTCTTGCATATTAAAGGACTGAAAAGATGCTTTTGCTTTAGTACACTCTTGACAATTCTTCATATCACGTCCATGCATATCACAAATATCTAATGGACGACGTAATCCGACTAGCTTAGCTAGTGTTTCAAAAGCATACGGTTCTTCTACAGCATCTCTTATACGAAAGACCCGTATTTTTGCTGCTTCTTCTTTAGTAAGTTCACCTGTTTTAACCATTGTGATAAGGCGTTCTTGTCCATTTTCCGTGTCAAACCAATCAACACGTTTAATCTTTTGCGCCTTCGCAACGGTTGCAGCAAGGGAACTTTTACCAGTTTTCGCATCACCATATATAAGTAACGTCTTTCCTTCAGGAGGTTTATTAATCTGAGCTGCTAATTCATCAAGTTGCATCTTTAGGTTCCTCCATAATTTTTTCTATAGGCTTCATGCCCATATACATACTAAAGAAGATACCTGATGCTGTGTTACAATGGCGTGCTGCTTCTGCCATATCTTGTGCTAACTTCATAAACTCTTTATCTTGTAGCTGGTTATTAACTTCTTTATCATTAGTTAGATTTCTAATTTTAGCTAGGCTGTCTGATAACAGCAGCATATTATTAGTGTTATCCATGTTACTCTCCTACAACAAGGCGGTATTTCAGTATGCTCATAATGTTAGGCTTCACCCAGTTAGCAGGCTTAATAACTTTACCGTCTGCGCGCTTTAGAATTGTATATGTTCCATCTCCATTAGGAACAAACTTATTCATATTACTACGATGAACTTCATTATAGGCTTGGTCAAAAGGTAAGCCCAATGAATTACAGAAGCCCATCATAACAACAGCAAGGTCACATATACCATCAAGTACTTCTGCTAGTGCGCCAAGCTTTTCATCTTCACGAACAGAATTAGAATAGATAACAAACCACTTGTGCAGTTCATCAAATTCTTCTTCGATTAAATCCATGTATAGTTCAGCTTGTTTATTTGGGCCACGTTCTTTTAATACAGACCTAAGTGTGTTAAGCTTTTGTTGTGCAGCAATCATGAATTCAGCTTGCATACCTTGTAAGTTAGACATTTGTATCTCCAGTTAAAAGTTGGTGTAATTCTTTAAGAGTTATTTTAAATCCTGCTGCATTATGATGTCCACCACCGCCATAATTTTTAGCAATAGCTGATACATCTATGTTGCCTTTGCTGCGTAGTGAAAAGATAACTTCATTTTCTTTATTAATAAAATAAGAACCAGCTATTTCTGTTTTGTGTGTTTCATGTAGATAATGGCACATTTCACTTATGAAGGTTGTATTACAATTTATAACAGGGCATAATTCCCCTCCCATAAATATTTTTCCTGCAATAGGAGCATTAAACAAAATCTGATTCTGAAAATATTTTTCTATAGCTTTTGCCTTATCTATTACTCCAGATAGGTCTGTTTCAAACTCCGTATTAAGAATATCCCATGCTGGAAATGAATGAGGCATAGTTCTGATGTAACGAACAACAGCTTTACATTCCTCCATCTTATGTTGCCATAGGTCATTGTCTTGTACATATCTTAATAGCAGCGGTACAGTTTCAGGGAAAAAGAAGTTCCATGTCATTACAGCACCACTACGTGACATATCAAACAATGCGTATTTCAATCCTTTAAGTGCTTCCTCTGCTGTCTTATGATGGTCTATTACTTGGACTTGCGCGGTTTCAACAATCTTCTCTATTACATCACGTGGATAAGAGAAATCAACCATGTAAATAACATCTTTCTCTTGATACGGAGGATGTGGTTTACCATAGAAACAAGGTGTATATCTAACTTCTTGTATAGTTTTGTGCTTCTTGAAATATCTATGTACTGCCCATGCTGAACCAAAGCCATCATCACAGGCTCCATGATACCATACATGTATTGTCATTTGGATTCATCTTTCTTGTTAATAATGTTAATGTGAACATCATCGAATATTGCGGTGTCGTTGCAATGTATTACATATATCTTATTAGTCCAATAGGAACGACGTATGTGTTTTACGCCGTCATTTTTAGCACATAGATATTCTGCGATACGTATTGTTTGGCTAGTAATAGGTTGATTGTAAGTCTGTGTGCCATGAAAGGCACCAAC